TAAGCCTGAACAGTGCTACCAATATCAGTATCTACAACAACATTCGAACCTCCGTTTTGAAGTGTTCCAGTAAAGTTAGCAGTTGCATCATCATAGCTCACACTGCTTCCACCACCAGTACTTATTGTAGCCCCACCCAATTTAGTACCAGCTGGTAGCTGCAATGTGTTTCCAGAAGTTGAAATTGTTGTGTTGCCTAGCTTGATCGTAGAACCACTTAGGTACAAGTCGCGCCATCTGAGCGCACTTGTACCCAAGTCGTACGTTACATTGGCAGCAGGGAGGATATTGTTGTTAACACTTATCTGACCATTAGCAGATATGTTAATCGTATTGGCTGGCGCAGACGTATCAGCATTGATAGTCTGTACTAGGTCTGATCCAATTCGCGCTCTCGATGGCATTATATACTCTCAATTAATGGCTGGCTGTGAATGAATCCCACCAGCTACCAGCTTCTGCTGCAACTTCATCGTTTGTCATGTTGACTGTTTCAGGGTCAGGATCATTCTCGTCAGCACCATCAGCTAATTTAGTGAAAGGGGTGACGGCATGAATGCCTTGCTGTCTTGTAATAAAATCAGCACGCGAAAGTTCTACTACAGTATCAGGAATCCAGTGCTCTCTATCTGATTCAGCAGCTACCCAACCTACCATAGTGTGATCTGCTGAATTGCTATGATAACCACCATCTTCCACCCAATCGGGTGCGCGTTTTTGACCTCGAGGGCCAGATCTATGAAGTTTGTATTCTACAATTGGCATTGTTTTCTCCTATTTGAATCTACTTGAGCCATGTATCCATATAACGAGAACCCAACGTTCTCCACTTGTTACTGGTGAAACTCTGTGCAAAGCATAGCTCGGAAATAATGATATGGAACCCTTTTCCTTCACTCCTTGCTGAACTTGCCCGTTACAGTTTACTTCTAAGTTACCACCCTCGTATTTATCACTATCAGAAAGCTGAACTGACACTGAAATTTTACGAGTAGACGATGCACCATGACCTGTATCTGTATGCCAGTCATAATGCCCTTGTTCTGTTCCTTCGTAATGTAGTAACTCGATACCATGAGTTATTCCCATAATTTCATATTTGTAGTATTCGGCATTTGCAGTAGCGACAGCTCTTGCAATTTTATCAAATATCCACTCGTTTTCTTTCGTGTATTGAATTGCATATTTGTTTACATTTCTAACTTCAAGAGCAACTCGGCTTGCTTGATCAGTACCAACTCCAGCTTTTTGGGAATAATCACCATTTGCTAGTGCAATAATATTGTCACATTCTTCTCGTGTAAACATCAAATCGGGTCTAAAATTTTTATTAAACGAACAATAGCCAGGCATCAAATTGTCATTCAAACCTATTGACACATGACCATGATGCCAAACACCAACGAGCTTATCCTCCTCTAACTCTTGAACTGTTCGTTGTGTTTTTTCTATACCCAGTGTTTTTCGTCCATCATACTTATAATCTTTATGAGGCCCATTTGCATCCACATAATGAAAGAACACTTGAACTTGCCACGTTCCTTTAAATTTAGGCCGCCAATGAGGTAGTTCATTTCCCCTATACATTACAAGATCGCCAACGCCAATGTTTAGTGGCTCACCAATCATATCATTATCATTCTTTGCAAAAAATATTGGCCAGATTTTCTGTGACGGATCAAAACCGAGAGTCATCGTACCTGAAATTTCGCACGAAGGTCTGTCAGTATGACGTTCCAATACTTCACCCGGTCTATAAATTCTTGCGTATGTGTATGTCGGTATAAGATCTATATTTAAATGAGTGGAAAGAGGTTTTGCTAATCTTTCAAGCAAACTATCAAGCACCGGTGCGCCATATACAGAATCAGAAAGCGGACACTGATCGTCTTTCTCTAACTTACCTTCGTCAAGCAAGCTGAACATATATTCTGTAAGATCATTTGCTTCTTTTCGTGTAATTGCATCAGACAAATAAACCCACCTGTCGTTTTCAAATTTTTGTGCAATTGGGTTCATTTGTCTCGGTTGTTGTTTGGGTGTGTTAATATTTATATCATGTGCCATAGTGGCAAGCAGCTGTGCCATTATTATTCTCCATCACTATCACAATCAAGCAGCTCAACCTTTGCTACTTTAGTGTCATAAGTTATATCGTCTCTTGATTCGTGCTCAAAACCCATAATATCCATTCGAATTTTATCTACCTGGACAACATCAATTAATTCTTCAACTACGTGGTCGACAAAATCATAAAGACCTTTGGATGACCAGTCATCATTTTTTTCTTCGTCCTTAATATAATCTTTAATCATCCGTTGCATCTTACCTGGGTTCACACCAATTTGTTCCAGATATTCCTGTTCACCTTTTGTTATTGAACCACTTTGTCTCACATCTCTAATACACTGAACAAGACTTCTTTTAAGATGTGCTTTTGATTCTTCCTTTTCAACATCAGCTTCAGAGAAGTTGGATACTTTATTCTTAAGCTGTTCATACATATCATTGAGGGCAAGTATGTCTTTCATTGCACCCTCAATAATCACAGTTCCTTCAGCAATACCTTCTTTCATTTTAGCCAACTTAATTTTTAAATTGACAGCTTTCCAATAATCAAGTTGTGTTTCATCAGCTAGTTTTTCTTCTAGCTTTCTCATTTTCATTTCATTTTCAACTTGACGCCATTTAGCTTCATTGAGAGCGCGCTTCTTACCTGATATCTCAGCTGCTATTTGTCTCATGTTTTTCCATGGACTGTGATATGAAAGATTGATGTGCTTCCATGTCCATTGTGTATGACTGTGATTCCAAATATTCTGAAGCTCGTTGGTGTTTGCAATTGCTTTATCAACCATCTCTGCGTTTTGTTGCAGTGATCTGCCACCGAAGCTCTGTTCTTTTGCAGCAAGGCCTCTACCAAGCACCTGAGAAATAGGAAGGTTAAATTCCTGGGCGGGTGTTGCAACGATGTCTTTTGTTACTGATTCATATAATGCTAATTCTTTAGATTCATCATCATTCATGATTTAGAGTACCCTTATGTTGTTTACTGTTCCTTTAAACTCCCGAATCACAAGCACATCACCCGCATCTAATGGTTCGAGGTTACCAATGTTTATATTGTCTGTTGATGTATAATCGTATGTAGGTGTGAGCTCACTACCGTTCAACGATACAATAACAAGATTTGTGTTTGAATATCCTACAGCAACTTTTGTTTCACCCCCCGTTGCAAAATATATGCTCGTGTTACATACAGTATTGAGTGTTATGTCACCCGTTACGTTTAAATCTCCTGAAACCGTTAGATCTCCACCAATTATTGTGGAGCCATCAACGGTCAGAGTATTTGATACAGCAAATGTTACAGCATTGGCTACAGATATATTTTCAAAAGATAATGTACCGTTGCCATCTGATACTAGTGCTTGACCATTCGTACCGTCCGAAATTGGAAACGTAATTGCACCGTTGGCAATTGAAAAGCCACCAGATCCAACAGCAAGAGAGGCAACATTGGCCCCCACTTCAAAAACGTTTGTTCCATTAGAAGAATATAGACGGCCGTCTGCTAGATTGAGTGCTAGCTCGCCTGTAGATATATTCGTAGTGTTTGGAAGTTTTCCAGCAACACTACTACGTTTAATACGTATTGTTGAAGACATTCTAAACCTCTATATAGAGAAACTTGCTTATATAAGCAAGTGGGGGGCTTACGCCCCCCTTCAATTAGTAAGTACCACCATCAATCACTGCATTCAGTGTTGCTGTTGTAGCGCTTGCAAAGTTAATTGTTTGATCGGGTTCAGTAGCTAGATCAGTAAACAATGTATATGTACCGTCAGTTGCATCCCTGACTAGACCTGTAAACTTATCTGAACCATCGTTGAATCTTGAATAGAAACCCATATCAACAGTATCTGAAGTGTTGGTATTGGCGAGCTTCAACATATTGTCGCCAATCGTCACTGTCGTTGAATTGATGTATGTCAGTGTTCCATTGACATCCAAGTTACCATTGATTGTGGTGTTACCAGAGACAGTCAAGTTTTCGGACACTGTCAAGTTATCAGCAATTGTTACATTGTTTGGTAACCCGATCTGAACAGTAGCACCTTCACCAGTTCCAGTTACTTCGATTTCATTAGCTGTTCCGGAAACACTTTCTACATAATCGCCTGTCGTATCGGTACCAAGTGCAACACTGTCTGCAGCAATCGTAGCTGTGATAGATGCTGTATCACCAGCACTAGTGAATGTGGCAGATCCAGTAACATCGCCAGTTAGTTGAACTGTTACAGCAGAGGACAATGCACTAGCTGCAGCTGCTGTACCAGAGGTGTTTGCAGCAATGCTGTCGTTAAGAGCAATAGAAGGAGTTGATCCTTCACCGGTGCCGCCAGTAACAACGATACCAGCGCCAGCTGTGATGCTATCTACATAATCACCAGTAGTTTTTGTTCCAAGAGCTACCGCATCATTTGCAATTGTGTTGGAGGTTACAGCACCAGTGGCAAGTTTTTCTGATGTTATTGCACCGTTATTAATTTTGGCCGTTGTTACAGCGAACGAAGCAATTGCATTAGTAGTTACAGCACCAGTGGCAAGTTTTTCTGATGTTATTGCACCGTTATTAATTTTGGCCGTTGTTACAGCGAACGAAGCAATTGCATTAGTAGTTACACCTTGGCTTTGTATCTTAGCAGCTGTCACTGCACCATCTTGCAATGCAGTTGTATCAATAGAACCAGCAACGGTTGATGATGTAAACGTTACAGAGGAATTGGCATTTCTTGTTACGATAATACCAGTTCCACCTAACAATTCAATACTGTCATTTGACAGGGCTGAATTATCAACTGTTAGTGTAACAGCAGCACCACTATCAACAGCTGATGAAGCTAAATTATATTGATCTCCTGATACGTTGAAAACACTTGATCCATTGGATGAATAAAGTTTTTTATCAGGTATGTTAATTGCAAGTTCACCAGCCTCCAACGAACCTGGTACGGAACCCGGAGTTAAACTCCTTTTTAGCTTAATTATTGAGGCCATAATTATCTACCTATTACAGTTTGTTTGTGGGAAAATCCTTTAACTTGATTTTTCTTTTTATTATTTATAATTTCATATTCTTCTATTTTTTTGCTTTTTTCTGCAGAAATTGACTCAGCTTCTTTCAGTTGTTGTTCTAACAGCTTGTTACGCGTGTTCAATATCATTATTTGTTGTGACAATTCGTTGATTTTATCTTGCTGCTCTTTTAAATATAATTCCAATACTTGTTCATGTTCACTCATTATTAAAAACTTCCACCATCCAATTTGTCAAAGGTTGGTGTGCCATTAGCTGCTATCTGCATCACTTGTCCTGTTGTTCCTGTGACAAAACCCATAACGCTACTATTGGCACCGATCATAACACCGTTCTTTACAAAAGAATTTCTACCAGTACCACCATACGCTATATCAAGCACATTAGTCAACACCAAATTTGTAATTGACGTATTCCCGGATACCGTCAAATTTGTAAGATTTGTGTTTCCAGCAATTACTGTTGAGCCATCGGCTATGGTTCCTGTTAAAACAGCATTGGGCCCGACAAACAGAGTGCCGTTTGCAGTCGAAAGATTTACGTTACCAACTACAATTGTATTTGAACTTACGTACAGTGTACGCCATGGTTTAGCAGCAGTACCTAAATCGTACGTGTTTGCTGTTGCAGGAATAAGATGAGATTCAATATTGTTAGCAATAAGTACTTCAGAAAATTTAGCAAGGCGGAAACCACCCGCAGTCGAACCATCATGAACGCGAAGCGTATCATTGGTGGTATCGACTGTGACCTCGCCTTCGAGACCGGTGAACGATGTATGTTCAGCCGCTGTGCCTCTTCTTAATTGTACAGCTGTTGCCATTTGTTGTACTTTTACTAGTAATTAATTTAATATTTATCTTTAAAAAATTAGCTCAAAGATCCATAATCAAGATCTATATCTGCTGCTACTGTTATAGATCCATAATCAAATATTCCTGAACCTAGTTCTGCACCAGTACCACTGCCCACTCCCTTTGTGCCAACATATCTAGCCCCAGAAACATATATTTTTTTACCATCAATACCTGCCGGCAAATTATCTCCAACGAAATTTAATACTCCGCTTTGATAGTCAAAAAACCATTGATCTTCATTGCCACTGCCAGCAGCAAAAATTTGTGTTCCATTGGATTGAGGATTGTTTGATCCTCCTACATCAATATATACTTTTAGTTGATATGTTGAACCAAATTCAGGCGGTATCCAGTCTGTGGTATTTGTTAGCCATGTTCTGTTAGCTGTAGCTGTAATGTCTGCTGTTGTTTCGAGACTAGTGCTTCCTGATGCATCGCTGTATATTCTTACTGTCGACGTATTTGATGTTGGTATAACAGTAGGAATTGTATTTGCCTGTTGCCAAACATTATCACCCCTGAGAAGCAACGGACTTGCAATGCTTTCGTTAGTTGCGTTTTTTTCAGAATTTATGTCAGTTTTGCTGACACCATATCCAAGTTTTTTCCAAAGAAAGTCAATTTTCTGTGCGTCTGAAATTGCCATCTTACGGAGCCTCTATTGAAATTGAAGTGAGTGAGTCACCGCTTTCTAACTTGACAGCAATCAACATTTGGTTATTGAAAGCATTTGATAAATTTTCCGATCCCAACGTTAATGTAAATGTTTGATCTGAATATGAAGTTCCATCTTGAATAATATCTGCACCAGTCGATGCACATCCATTAGATCCGTTACCACCGTTTCCGGTATCAGCACCTGGTACCCCTGCACCAGCATACTGAATTGATGAATCTAACCACCCATTTAATGATGAAGCTGAATCTATTGCTGTTCCTGGTGCTGCTATGAATAATCCAGATATTGTTCCTGTTAATCTTACAACAAAATTAGCAACAAGAGTTCTCTTGAAAGCAAATCTAAAATATTGAGCACCAGACCTACCAGTACCGAGATCTGGTCCAACTGGTAGATATCCTGACGATAAATCTGTTGCAAAATGTTTTAATGTATTGAATCTTACTATAGCTTCATCAGTACCAGCAACAGTTACAGCCCCTGACCAAGCATTATCCACATAATAGTCAGTTGAGCTACTAAATGATGGTGTTGCACCAGAGAAACCAGTTATTCTTACACCGTCTGTATCAAACGTTGAACCTAGATCATTAGCTACAGATATCGCACCTTCGTCAAATGTGGGAGTAATTTTGTGAACCTGCACTTTGGTTGATGGCGTTACAGTTGAGCTAATTCCGTTAACATTGTTAATCGCAAAACTTATTGTCTCCACCGTGTTTACAGACGATGAAGTAATATCGGCTACTATGTTTCCTAACGCGTAAGAACTAGACACTCCTGTGTTTGATATTGGTACACCACTTGAAAGCATGGTTGAAGAGCCGTCTATGTCACTGTATCCTCTGTAATGTGTCGATACAGCTGCACTAGATGTTCCTTCATCGTTTGTTCCACTTGTTATTAATACTATGTTTGAACTATCTAGATATGCTTGACCTATCAAATTGTCTACCGTGGCTCCTGACAATCTAACTTTTGGAGACCCAGAATTGTAGTAAGGTACTCCAGAAACATATCTGTATGTTCCTTGTGTGTCTTCTTCTAAAGTGGCACTTCCTATGTTTAATGTTGGTGCAACTGATACGTTATCCTTAATTACATATACGTTGTTTGTGTTTCCAGTTGTAGAATGACCAAGCAGCAATGAATGAGCACCTACGCCTTCTGCTGATATACTTTTTATTGCTCGAGCTGTGAATACTTGATAATAATTTTGTGGATACGTAGTCGACAATTCGTTGTATGCGTCACCTTCTGAGGTTATCACTAGACTTTCAAAAGTCCCAGTTTCGCTTGTTGAAGTAGTAAATGTTTTTGATCCATTGGTAGAACCATCCCAATATGCAGCTACGGTTCCAGTTGATGAGTCATAAGCATCGCTAATCAGATTTGTGCTTACCGAAGTAAGTGTATCGTATCGTCTTGCAGTTGTTGTATTCAAACTTGCACCAGCACTTATACCTCCATTGGTATAGTCGACAAAACCAGATGCAAGTTTGCTTGTATCTTGAGCTGAAGAAGACAGTGTTAACGATTTACTGCTAACTCCTCCTGGTGCATCTGGTATGTTTTTAAGAACAAATGTAACCGTATCACTATCTTGTTGTCCTGATATATCTGGTTGACCATTGGCAGTCATAGTCAGAACATAGTTTCCAACAGAAGCAGACTGATAGTCATGTGTTATTGCAGATCCAGAAACACTTCCTGCAGGGGATCCTGCTTCAGTTACAGAATCTATATTACCATCATTCCAATTGTACGAATATGTGTTTCCGTTTTGTGTTGTGTTGGTTACTGATGCTATTGCTCTATTAGCGCCTGAAAGATCGGATTGTTTATACAGTGTCAGCGTAGAGTCGTTGGACGCTTTCAATCCTGATGTAGTCGAAACACCTGATATTGTGGCTCTTACGTCTGGCTCGACGTGAACTGTAAAGTTGCTACTAATAAAAGGACTCGACGTGTGATTACTAATAACTCTCAAGTTACCGGTATAGTCCTGAGCAACACCGTTGGCTTGATCTGATGCGCTTAGTGTGTATGTGTGCGATATTGATCTTCCCGTGTCTCCATTGCTGCCCGATCCAACGTTTACAGTATCTGTAGTGCCATCGCCCCATGTCCATCTATATTGAATACCATACGTAGCATAACTGCCAATTGTGTTTTCTGTATTGTTTGTTGCTGTAACAACAACACCGCTAGTAACAGATTCATTAATGCCTGTATTTGCATCTAACGCCACTTCAGGTGTATGAGTATCATACACTTTAATCTGCGTGGTAGCTGAATCAGGTATAACCGCTGGATTAGCAGTTGAATGAGAATCCAACGTAACGGTTACTGTGTACGTTTGTTCGGTTTCTGTACTTGTAGTGAACGTATGAGCAAGTCTACTACCAGCCGATCCACCTGCTGCAGTGTCATTAGTTATAACATTATTTGCACTGCCATCTCCCCAATCGATAGTATATTGGATTGTTGCATCATCAATGTTTGTTGTGTTATTATCCAAGTAAACAGGGGAACCATCATCAATAAATGTTATTGTTGATCCTCCAGAAGAACCACCATAAATTGCAAAAGCAACATTGGGATCCGCTGTGTATATAATAACATAGTCAGTTCTTGTGGAGCTTGCTTCGCTACCAGTACCAGAACCTGAATTGTTGTAAGCTCTTACCGTTATTGTATATGGACTTCCATCATTTGATGTATAAGTGTGACTTGGCGTTGTATCAGTAGTATCGGTTGTCGTATCTCCATCACCCCATGTAATATCGTATCGGTTAGCATCGCCTTCAGCTGAAAGCGTCAGTGTTACAGTAGTTCCAGCACCACCTGCTAACGGAGTTGCTGTAAATGTCACGCTTCTCACAAATGTGTTGTTTCTAACATTATTCAGCGCTTCATTGAGGTCGTCCAATATATCAGTTACATTTTGCGTATTTGCAAAACCAAGATAAGCTCCATCTGTCGTCCATGATCCATCAGTAGGATCTCCAACTGTAATTGTGTTGGCTAGTCCTGTATTACCCGATCCACTTCCACCTGTTGATGATATAATTAAATTAGTTGCGTTAGATGTAATCGTAACATTGCTGCCTGCAACAATTGAATCAAATGTTGGTACAACAGATCCATCAAATGTCAGTTGATTATTGGCATTGACGGAAAGAGCTGTTCCGTCGATGTAAATGGTATTTCCAGAAAGATATAAATCTCTCCAAGCTAATGTCGACGACCCTAAATCATACGTAACATTTGCTGAAGGTATTAGACTCGAGTCCAGAGATATAAGATTGGCTACCTGTAAATATTCATTAAGGTTACCTGATGCGCTGGTAGCACCGACCCATTTATTGGTAGCCGCATCATATTTTAAAAACTTTCCATCTTGCTTGACGGAATCACGGTTTACATCATCGAGAAACTCTAACCGTACTTCACCAGAACCTGCAAATCCGCCACCAGCTGCTCTTACAGCATTGCGGATTTGTGCTTTGAATTGTTCAACATCTTTGATGATTGGTTCGATGTCTGGAGTTTCTCCATCATCACCCCTTTCACCTTTTTCACCCTGCTCTCCCCTTTCTCCTTGAGGTCCAGCTGGACCTTGCTCACCAGGGATTCCTTGACGACCTGCTTCACCTCTTAAGCCTTGTGGACCTTGTTCGCCAGCTTCGCCTCTTTCACCTTGAGCTCCTTGCGGTCCAGTCTCACCCTGTTCTCCTCTCTCTCCTTGCGGACCAATCGGTCCAACAGGACCCATGTCGCCATCACGACCCCGTGCTCCCGTATCACCTTTGTCGCCTTTCTCGCCTTTTTCCCCACGAAGGCCTTGCGGACCTTGTGGACCAATCGGGCCAGATTCACCTTTTTCTCCTTTTTCTCCCTGTAGACCAACGTCTCCTCGAATACCCTGCAGACCTTGTTCACCTTGAGGTCCGATTGGTCCTTGCTCACCAATTAAACCACGAGGGCCAACGGGACCCACTGGACCTTCTGGTCCTTGTGGGCCCTCAGGGCCTTCTGGTCCTTCTACTAGGATTGGTTCTTTAGGTAAGTCTTGTAATTCTTTGTGTAGTTCTTCTAATAGATCTTCTCGAACTTTACTACTTTCCTTTTTTAAGACACCTAGAAGGGCCGCAAGTAGTTTTGCTTCATCAAGACGATCCATTTTCCTTCTCTTCGTATTCATTTGACAAAGAGTTGTAGAATCTTGTCATGCTCTCTACAAGATGCTTTTCTTCTTCAGAAAGAACCTTACTGTTGTTTTCATGTATTGATATAATATCATCTGGTTCTTTTTCTTCATCAGCTTGTTGCATATCCTGTTGTTGCTGTACAGAATACGGCACCATGTCTTCAATGTCGTTGTCTCTTTCATAATCTATTTCTTTCTGCATAGTAATTATTTCATCTTCGCTCATGTTGAGAACATTTTTTCTGACCCATGCCATTGAAAAATACTTGCCAACGACAGCATCAACATCGTTGAGAAGTCTCAGTCGCTCAGTCATTATTTCTGCAGCTTTGAGTTCTTCAAAATGATTATCGTTTGCAAAATCATAAGATATATTGTTTTTTACGTTATTCCAATCACCACGGGTCATTACACCTCGTAACACTAAATGGATTTCAAGAAGATTATCAAAAACAACAGCAAACTTGTTTCTAATTCTGTTTATAAATTTTTGAAATTTTATTTCATCTCTTGATATTTCTGTCGATCGGCCAATATTAAAATTGACCTCAGCTTCCATTCTACTTACTGGCACATTCAACGATTTGAGAAGTTTCTTTTGGAAGTACATCACGTCTTCCATCTCACCGAGATTCTGGCCGCCAGGCAATGTTGTAATTTCCGTTCCTCTGCCACCTTCTCTTCGTGGCAGCCAGAAATCTTCTAACATAGTCATATGGCGTCTGTCGTCTCTAACTTCACCTGTTGATGCATCATAAACAAGTTTGTTTTTATGTTTGACCATCATGTCGCGAAGATACTGCTCCGCTTTCATTTTAGGAAGATTGCCAACATCAATATAGAATATACGTCTTTCGGGGGCTCGAGACAACCGGTAGATGACTACAGCATCTTCAAGCATTCTAAGTTGGTTGAGAGGTTTGATAGCTTTGTGGAGATATCCCAAAACCATTTTGTTTCTCGAGTCCACTAAACCAGAAGGAACATAACAAATACTATCAGGAGCAATTTTGATCCCTTGCTGCTGATTAGTTATTCCTTTTGGATTGTATACGTAGAATTCTTTAGCATCCGGGTACATATCCAGCTTGGTACTCGGATCAGTTTTCTTCTTTTGTTCTCGCATCTTTTTAATTTTGCGAGGATCTATGTATCTTAGCTCTTTAATGCCTTCTCTTGGCGAGGCTTTATCAATAACAATTTGATAATATATTCTTCCATCGACGTACCAACGCCTGAATATTTCATATCCTTTGTTGCCAAAATCCAGAAGCTCCAGAAGCTTGCCGAACTCTTCTTTTACTATTTTTTTTACGCGAGAAGGGAGCTTAGATTGATCAAGCATGATTTCAACAGGATAAATATTTTTTTCCATGATGATGGCATCATTAATGATGTCTTCAATAGCTGCATCGCACTCTGGCTGCATTGCCATTTCACGGTATCTTGTTACAAGATCAGCCTCGGTTTTAGCAGAAGCTTCGAGGTCAAGATAAGTTCCATAGATACCACCAGGAGCTATTTCCTGTACAGCTTCTTCTTGATCAGCAGGAACAATAGCCTGGAGATTTTGCTTTTCAGCTTCTTCCGCACTTGTTCTTGTTATTTCGAATCCGAACAGTTGCATTCTTCTACCTCAAAAACGAAAAAAAGGGGCACCATAGTATTTAGCACCCCTCTCAAATCCTGATTATAAAACGTATTACACTTACAGTGCAAATATTTTACTAGCACCGTCAGAGAAACGTACGGTAATATCTCCACCGTTGGGCAGAATAGGTAGACCCGTAGCTGAATCAATATAAGCAATCAGTCTTGATGTGGATTGAGTGCCAGTGTCTTTAAAAATAATCAATGCTTCGCAGTTAGCACCAGTCACGGTGCTATATGTTACATCAGCAGCATCAAATACACCAGACGTGACTGTTTTACTAGAAAGAGTGGCTGTGGCAATCACCGCAGAGTCAGAAACATCAGCTCGATCTTCATGAGCAGAACTGTATGTATATATGTCTGTATCTACTAGCGAAATTTTGATTGTGTCACTGCTCATATCAATGTTGCCAGAAAGAAAGTCTTCTTTAGCTTTTGGATACAAAACGTTAGACATTATTATCTCCTAATATTACGTTGTTTGTTATATTCCACCAGCGTTGCCAGTGGATCCGCCTTGTACACGCCAGTAGTCGTACTGGAACGTGACGGCATATTCTTGAATACCTTCTGTATCCCACGATAGATCAATCGGAGCTATGTCAGAACACCACAATCCATCAAACTCATACGTTCTTAGAACTTCACCGCTTTTAGAAAACTGTTTTACAACAGCTGTTGATTTATATGAAGAGGGATTGTCTCCTGTAGCTCTCAGATTACCTTCGAATGTGTTTATCTGATTGTTCCATTCTTCAATGGCGTTTCTAATCAGAAAATCCTCATCGTTGATAATAGTAACTGTCCAAGCATCGAAGGTTCTGTTACCAGCTACCTTTATTTGGCGACCAAAATAGCTAATTGGAACAGTTCCTACAGTAGCACCTGGAAGTTGAGCTGCCCTTACCATGAAGGGAGTTTTCAAATTACCAGCTGAATTTACAGGATTGAAAATTTGAACTTCGAATAAAGAGGAGCGTGCTCCTCCAAATTCGAGTTGACCTCTGAAGTCACTTACATTAAAAGCCATTTGATTCTCCTTATTTGTTTATTCTATTTATCATTATTGATTGGCAATATTAGCAGCTGCTCCACCTTGACCAACAATTTCGGAGAATTCAACACCTGTTCTCACTGCTACAAAGTTCAATTGAACAAAGTTTATAGAACGGTTCGGTTTAATATAAATGTCACAAACAAATTGATTGTTATCAATTATCTGGCCATCGTTGTTTGATGTGTCACACACGACTCTAAAGTCTTGGATACCTCTTCGGCCTTTGACGTCACGCAAGAATGGTTCGACCAAATTTCTAAATTGAGCTCTGGTAAAATCATCGTTGATCTCAAACAGTGAAGACTGTGCTGCAACTGAGATAGCTTTTTCAAGAACAATAAACAATCTACGTACATTGATTCTATCAAATGCGCTAGGAGAAGCAACAAGTGTCTTATCACCAAACAATACGCTGCCTTGTCCTGCAAAAGTTACAATCGGGTTGATAGAGTTTTTAAAGAGATCATCTCTCTCAGCTTGTCTTGGGTTAAAAGCAAGTTTAATAGTATTTTTAATTCTTCCTCTTTGGAAACCTGCAGGAGAGAACCAGGGGTCTCTGGTTGCATCGGTATTAACCATAGTTCCAGCTACATCACCGTTACAAGGAACCCATCTGTAAACATCGTTGTACTTGTCATACTGATACTTCCAGTTGCCATCCATCACAACATAATTGGATGAAGGGAGCGTGTTTCTGTAGGTTACAATATCGTCTACTTCTTTACCTTCGTAACTTGAATTATTTACACAGTTATTCTTCTGTGGTGAAACACATACAATACAATCTTTTCTTACGTCTGCAACGTTGTTGATTACGTGAGTTACAGTAGTCTGGCCAGCTGGACCCATAACAATCAGCGAAACGTCATATTCGTCTTTATTAGAGAATTTTCCATATGCTGTGTTCAAAGCTGCAGCTGTTACAGAAGACACATCAGCACCGCTTGCAAAAGAATTTGTTACTGGTGTTGAACTACCACCAAAAGTAGTTCCCTGCGCAGCATTACCAGCATTAGTACTACCGCTTGTATGAGCTGCCCACCAAATATATCTTGATCGACTATTAATAACTTCTTTATAATAATTGGTGTTACCCGTATCATCTTTAGCATCTGACGCTTTCGAAATGTTTTCGAACACTTCTAGAACCTGGCCCTTGGTACCGGTCCACTGCCCGTCTTCGTCTGCAATAACAACGTGCATACCATCCGTAACACCACCAGTGTTTGCAACAAATGCAGTGGTTCCTGGTGCACGTTGAGTAACATTTGAGTATTCCCATCTACGCTTCAGGGAAGTGTTAGCTGTTACTGTACCACCAATATAAAGTTGATCAAGAGTAGCTGAAGTGCCATTAGCAGCAACAGATACAACACGTAGTACTCTTTTAGCTGAGTTGGTAGCACCCAGTTCAAGCAAATCACCTGCAACAAGAGCAGAAGCTTGATTAGCACTAAATGTAACTATTTTTGTATTAGCTGTAATTGAGTATGTTCCACTCAGAGTAGATTCATAGGCAGCTGCTGAAGCACATACAGAAACTTTGAGAGAATTACCCAATGCGCCTGGATATTTTGCTACATAAGGACCTACACCAGAAATACCAGATGATTGGTTTGAATCATAGTCATCTGCATTTTTCACAACTAATGTTGCAGCAGTGTTGGCAGAATTTGTGTAGGAATTGGTCTGAGACGTGTTGTTTGCTCTAACGACGTACAGAGCATTGCCATATGCAAGAAAATTTGCAGCACTGAAAAATGACTCGTAGTTATTTCCGTTTGGTTTGTTGAACTGAGCGACAAGCTGATCTTCTGAGGAGATAAGTACCGGTTGTTCTACCGGGCCCCAAAGAAAATGACCTGCTACACCACCAATGGTTGTGGAGACAGCAGGTACAACTGTAGTCAAATCAATTTCACTGACGCTTACGCCAGGCGATACTTGAAATGCCATTTTATTCTCTCCTTTGCTGAGGTTATATTTCTTTTTTATTTATAATACGTTCATTTTCGCTACCACTTCTCAGTTATCGTATCTATCGGTGGTAAGGACCACCCAAGTCTCTCAATATCAACTTCAACAATACCATCGTCATCATGACCATCGTCAAGAAAACCAAAAGGTAACACTTCCTCTTCGATCATTTGTTGATTTTCTTCGTACAGTCTTTTTCTTAAGTCGGAATCTGTCAGTTCCTTAAAAAATTCTTGTCTTATCAACCATCCAAATAAAACAGTACACATAACTATATCATCGTTAAAACCTTCATCAGCCTCATAGCTTTCTTTTATTTGGACAAAGTTAGAGAGTTCAGAAATATAATCATAATCTTCAAATATAAGCTTGTCTTGTTCTACGATATCTTTAAGAGTGGAGCACCCTAATCTTTTTACTGACTTGGTTGTTCTAACTCCAAGTTGTGATCTACCTCCACCGTAGCCTGATGTTATGTATTGTAAACCATTTTTTTGTGATGCTCGAAATAGGTTTTCATATTCAAAGTCATAAAACAAAATACTGGCTACTTGTTCACCAATATCATTGATTTCTATTAATACAAAAGCATCGTTATATTTTTTAGCAGCATTAAAAACAACGTCAGGATAAAGCATAGGAGATATATTTTTGCTTCTATACATACCGACCCCTCTGTATGGGTATTCAGTAATGTCAAAAACCACATAAGCAGAGTAGTCTCGTCCTAATCCTCTTGACGTATCAACAACAATAACATAATTATGATTTTTTTGAGGTTCCTCGTAACATTTAAAATCATTCTTTTCATACAAAGGCGTTCTGAACGTCATGGTTCTTAATTTGGTAGGATGTATTAACGTATTTGTACTACCTAAAAACTCACATTCAAATTCTTGTCTGAATTGTTCTTCAGATGTATTTCTTATTGTTTCTTCACGCCATTTTTCATCTCTGCCTGGAACATCAGACCAGTTTATTTCTACACGTTCGTAATCGTTTCTTCCTTCTTCACTGTCTACCCACAGCTTGTAGAATAAATTCATTCCATTAGGCGTTGATGTAATAATAACTTTGGACGTCTTACCAGAAGATATTGTTGGGAACACAGAAGTAAAGAACTCTTCCTGTATGTTGTTTGGAACAAATGCAAATTCGTCCAAGTAAATAAGATTCTGTGTTGTACCTCGAATAGCACTGGAAGAGGTAGATGAAGCTATAATTGCTGAATTGTTTTCAAGTTTTATACTGCCCTTGTTCCATTCAACAATCCCTTGTTGCATCCACTTTGGTAGATGCTCATACATTGACTGTATTCTTCCAAGAATATCGATTGCTTGTGATCTTTTGTTAGCAAGAATAGCAACGCTGTAATCTTCCGTGAAAAGAATACGCCATAGAAGATAAGCACCAACTGTCGTGGTTTTACCTACCTGTCTTGGAAGTTTGCATATTGAAAACCTATTTTTTTCAAAGGTATCCAACATCTTGTCTTGGAAGTCCCATGTAGAGAATGGAACCAGACCTTCGTCTACAGTAACAATCTTTACATAGTTACGTACAAAGTACACAGGATCACGAGCAACCTTAACATACTCCAACACTTGTTCTTGAGTAAACTCAATAGGAACTCCGGCTGCTTTGAGATTATTATTTCCTAAATAAATATCAGGCATCGTGTTGACCTATTAAAAATCCATCTGTATAATCAGTGGTGTAGCCCATTAAGGATAGACTATAAACGTTCTTTGAGAGTTACAACACCTTCAGTAATCAATCTCTTTCGATTAGCTAAATGTTGTAGTTGGACTTCTTCCTTGTCTCCACCATAATAAGCTACAGCATGTCCTTCATCGATTAACACTTGAGAGACCGGCCTGTACAAATCTTTTTTATCATCGTAAACCTGAAAGTCGCCTAAGATACGGCCAAACTTTCCTTTCATGTCTTCTCCATTGCTGGAAACTTGTGTTTTAAGTGTGCAGTACGTTTTGAGCAGCTCTTTCAATCTTTTTTTAGCAGCAAGACCGAACTGTTTTTCTATCTTATCACGTGTACGGCTTTCAGGCGTATCAATGCCCATAATTCTAACTCTTTCATTGTTGAGCCAGATACCAAAACCAAGATCAATATCAACATCAACGGTGTCACCGTCTACTACTCTTATTACACGTGCTCTATACTCATACATCCTTTTTTCTATCCTTAATTAGTTTTTGCAATTCGGCCGTATTTCCTATAAACAAAGCATTGGTGACGTTGGTAGGATTTGATTTAGAATCTTCCTTTAACGTTTTTACCTTTTTTTGAACTTCTAACAAATCCTTATTTGCATCAGCTAATGTTTTTACTAATTGACCGACGATTTCATAGGCCCTTGGTGATTCACTTTGGTTAGCTATTTCAACCAGATTATTCAATGCATCGGAGCCACGTTCAATGACGTTGTAGAGATTCTCTCTAGCATACTGGTAATCCGTTTCAATGTCTTTATCGTTCGATGATTCTGTGTCACGGGTTATAATATCTGTTGTTTCAGGTTCTATCTCATCGGGTTTTGTAACTGGCAGGTCAAATATTTTTTCGAAATTTTCTTCCATTCTAGTTTTTTTCATATTATATCTCGTCAATCGTAGTTACAAATCCATAATCGTCATCCGGATCGATTGTATTTTCTGAAACTGTAATATTTGCATTAGATGTTGGCAAACCATCAGCAGTCAAACCAGGATAAACACTAACTCTTTCAACCTCAACACCCGGTGAGTCTGGTAAATCTGAAGCAAAATTGGTTATAGACCTTCTTATTATACCGGAAGTCGATGTAGGACCAAATATATATCCCTTCATTATAAAATTCAAATTCCAGATAAGAGCTCTTCTTGTATCATAACTACCTTCATATGTATCTTCCAAGCTAACGTCTGTCAATATACACGGAATGTCATATGTGAGATTCATTTCCGGAATCAAGTTAATCGAGTTGGTCCATTCTGGCTGAAAGTACGGCAATATTTGTTCAAGAATTTGAGTTCCATCATCAGCATGTTTAACAAATATACTCATTTGGAAACTAATATCATATGGAACTGGCCTGTATTGTGTTTTATATACTGTATTGTCGTCTCGAGATACAACAACGTTTTTTTGCGTCGACGGGAGTTTTCTATCTGTTGCATAAGTCAACGCGGTCATTTCGAAACCTATTCTTGGCAAAGAAATAGCAATATCTTGATCCAAATTTGGATCCTGAGCAAGCCTTACTAAGAATTTTTCTTTAGGTCCATAAGCTATAGGAACCTTAAGTGTTTGTATTCTTTCATTGTTTTGATTAAATCTTTGTAGATAGATACCGTTAAACATGTTACCAAATACAATAACATATTTTCTCAATGATCCGTGGTAAAAAGTTTTTCCAAACATGCTAATACCTATCGATTTCTCCAAATGGATTGATTTCGCTGAAGTCCATTATGTTATCGGCTTGTGTCTGGAAGAACTCATTGTTGGCAGACCTATCAGCAGTTTCAATTGTGTATTCTTGTAGCAGTGTTCCGCCATCTTCAAGTTGTGCGACACCGGTTCCATCTTCAAGAGTAAACTGATAACCCAGTGTGTCGAGACTGTATGTAGATTCAATAGTATCAATTTCTGTGTTGCCAGTATCGATTCGCTGTGAACTATACTCAAACAATTCGCAACGGACATCATATGTCTGCAATCTACCTGTTTGGTAAAATATTTGTTCATGTTCAACAAACTTGATTTCAAATATTTTTCCTACCATAGGAAAATAAATTAGATCGCCTTCCTGCGGTCTGTTTATTGTATTGAGATAATCATCACCTTCAAGCATTATTGCTTCTGTGTCTTGACTACCTGTTAGATATTGCCTCGAAGGCGCGTTATTGTCACCAGACTCGAATATCAAGTTGTAACCAACTTGGGTCATTATTTTTGGTGATGTTATTGCTTGATCAAAACGTTTTCTTGCAACAGTAAACGTGATTTGATCTCTTATTTCTAAACCAAATCTAGACAGCAAATCTCCTTCACCTTCGAATCCTTCAACGTTCTTTATGTACATTTCAACATCGATTGCTTCATCAAACTTTGACAGAACGTCTTCGCCAAAGAGATTGTCTGTATTAACACGCGTGCGAGGAAGATATTTGACATTGTGGCCATATATTTTAATAGCTTCAATTGTAAGATCCTCTACGAGATCTTGTTCCCTTGCATAGGCAAAGTTGTTGAAATATACGTTAGTAGACATATTAACCTATCATGTCATGGACTGGTAAACTGTAGCTCGAAATCATCTCATCTTCAAGCTTCATTATAGCTTCTTGAGCTTCTTCCCAGATCTTCTGACCATTAAAAGTTAACCCACCAGGTAGCTGAAGACCTTCAAACTTTTTAAGGTTATCACCCCACTGGCGTTTGAAAAGTTGTGTAGTATATCTCAGTAGCCATCTGTCACTATACATGTCTGTATTAACGTCCGGATCTATTACTTGATAAGCATCGAGAATAATATAATCGCCAACAGGAATTTTGTCTTCCCATGATGTATCAATATAAACTCTATCATTATGACGATTATATCTAATTGGTTGTTTGCCTACGAATGTCTCCTCAAGCATATTCACGTGAGTCATGGCCATAGTGTAAGGTACTATAGATGCCTGCAACAAGTCGTACAGATCGTTAAGATGTATTTGGTATCGGACGTTGAATAGATTGTTTACAGAATAGGTACCACCAAGAACGAAGCAGCCAGAAACCCCTATAATGCTCTCTGGTACAGTGATATATCCGTTTGTTTGATCATTTGCGGTGCAAACATGCTTGTAGTATACATGTTCAGTGCCATCAAAATGATAATCTCGGTAATATGCGATTGCCTCGTCAATACGATCCTCAAGCTGCTCATCGTCAACATTAATATCAACAACTGGCTTGCCAAGGTTACGTAAGCACCATTCTTTAAGCTCGTCTCTTGTGGTAGGTTTTGACATAGTACACCCTCTTATGATGTACTATTTATAATAGAGAGGTATGCACTACCTCATCGTGAGGAAAACAATGTCGTTATCGCTAGCATTCGGTATTGAACTGTTATTGTAGTTTACCTTGAGATCTTCCTCTAGTTTTTGAATATAATATTTAGCAGCTGCTTCTGCGTTTTCCGATTCAATAGCTTTAACTTTTGCTTCCTCTAAAAGAATAGCGATCCGGTTTTCAAGATCAAGCTGATCCTCTGTCATCAACGACTTCTTGAACACTTTTCCCCTAATATGGATTTCATCATTTGTGCTATTCATATTTCACCATCAATTTTTTAATTTTACCAAAATTTTCTGTCAGTATTTTTGCCTTTTCCTTGATAGGAGCATATTGTTTTTTTCTACCAACGTATTTAGATAACACATCGTACGGATACATTATAGCAGCATCTACGCTGTGATTCAACGCTATTTCTTCTGAAAAATTCAACACACCTGCATGTTTAGTCATCCATGCATTCTTTTTCATCATAACGTACGGCTGTACAATTTTCAGAGAAACAAAATCGTCCTTTGCATTTAAATTATAAGGAAGTAAATTAACAACCCTTTCTGATGGATTTGTCGATTGATAATAATCAACGTTTATTAAGGCAACATCGTGGTCATACTCTTCAGGATTTGAAATGTTATTCCACCTATATGCTTCATCATATCCTTTTTTAATATAAGCACCTGGATATTTTCTAGAAAGCATTAAACCTTTTGCATGAGGTAACATCTTATCAATTAACGTTTCAAACTTCCTCGTCAATATTTTTATCGAATTTCCTCTTAATATAAAAACATGTTTATCTTCAAAAGCCTCTTTCGACCTTAAATAAAGATCTACATTGTCGACAACAACATACGGTGTGTTTTTACAATTTTTTTCAACTGATTTAATTGTTATATCTTCATGCTTGTTTGTTTCAATCAAGAGTTTCATTGTATATTCTCGTGAAAAAAGAAAAACTAGCTAAATATTTTTCAAGTTTTTCCTTTACATTTTTTTTGTCGTCAGCTACAATTATTCCTGATATGTCTGATGATAACAG